GATAGTGCGTGAGTTTCACGCTTTTAATTTTGGTATACAGATAGAGGTATGGCAACAATACAAATCATAACCGCGGTGACATTGGACGGTTATCTTCCTGACAAGGATGAGGAACTGTTGCAATGGATCAGGACGGAACGGCAAGGTTTCCCATTCTGGCACGAGAGGAGCACCTTCACGCTATTCCCTGGCTATCCCATGCTGGATTTGATTTGTGAGAAGGACGAAAAAGATGCCTCGTTTATCTACACGGCAGAGATATACGGCAAGGAAAGCCTCGGTTTGCTGCATGGGCTGACCATCTACCACCTTATCGACGAAATTGTGATTTATATCCTTCCCTTGACATATGGGAAAGGCATCGCCTGCCTGCAACAGCTCCCTGCCAACCGCTGGGAACTCCATCGGTCTAACACTTTTAAAAACGGGATTACCCGTATCATTTACCGCAAATCCTCGCGATAGTCCATTGCATCCTGCAAAGGAATCTCGCATTTTGCAAGATTCTTGGAATCGACATTTTTACATCATTGAAATTTTATTCCACTGATATACAATGCTATATCGGTGTTTTTTGGTGTCTATCGGTGCCATTGGCACGCCGTTGGTCTTATAATATGATATAACCTGTTGCGCAACAAGATGTAAGCAAACGATTATTTACACTAAAGCAGATTAGTCATGTTACAGATAAACAGTGAGACCGCCCATGGGATGTTCACCCAAATCATGGAACGGTTCGACAAGATAGAGCGGACATTGGAGCGTATGAACAAGCTGAAGGATTGTTTGGACGGCGACACGCTCTTGGACAACTATGACCTGTGCCAGCTGCTCGGCATCACCAAGCGCACGCTGGCGCGTTACCGGCAAAAGAAACTCGTGACCTATTACATGATTGACGGGAGAACCTACTACAAGGCATCCGAAGTGGAGGCTTTCCTCAATCAGAAGGGCAAGTCATTGCCGACGAGATTCAGACACCAGATAAATGTTTAAATTAAACGGAACAAGAATTATGGAACTTATATGTATTGACAAACAGACTTTTGAAGAACTGCGTGTCCGCTTTTGCGAGTTCGAGGAACGGGTGACATGGATATGCCGTCCGGTTAAAGACCTCGGCCTGAAAAACTGGCTGGACAACCAGGAGGTGTGCGATGTGCTCCGCATCAACAAAAAGACCCTTCAGGCGTACCGGGCCAAAGGCTTACTGCCTTTCAGCCGTATCAAGAACAAACTCTTCTACAAGCCGGAAGATATACAGAGATTGTTGGAATTGAGTTATCACCCTTTAATAAAGAGCAAATTATGAGCTATCATTTTATAGACAAGAAAGACCCGCGCATAGACGTTATGTTCCAGGGGTTGGAGAAAATGGAGAAGATGCTCTCAGCGATGGAGGATATGCCGAGATCCCTTTTCAACGGTGAACGTTTCCTTACGGACGAGGAACTTTCCAAAGTCCTGCGGGTAAGCAGGCGCACATTGCAGGAATACCGTGCATTCGGTGTGATCCCTTACTACATGGTTCAGGGGAAGGCTCTTTACAAAGAGTCCGATATCATGAAGATTCTGGACGATGCCTACAAGAGATGCCGGGAGGAACAACGCTGGGTATAGCCCTTCCTCATTAATTAAGTGCGGAGAAACAGCCTGCGGCTCGGGCAGGTCGTTTCTCCGCTTTCTTGTTTCATACGGTTTGCGCTTTCTTGTTTCTTTTTTTCTTTGTAGGGAAATCCTCTTCACACAAAGCAATCCTGTTTTCGAAACCAGTGGCTCTCAGCCATTTCATGTCCTCATCCACTTTCGTGTCCGTGACCTGCGCGTAAATCTGCGTGGTGGAAATGGAGGTATGTCCCATCATGCGGCTTACCGTCTCTATCGGAACACCGAGCGAAAGAGTGATGTGGGTTCCGTAATTATGCCGGGCCTGGTGGAAGGTCAAATCAAATCCATATACCCGGCCTAATTCTCTCGTCAGCTGGATAAAATATCTGCGGGTATAAATATTGAAAACTCTGTCCCCGGTTCTTAGGTTGCGGTATTTCTCTATGATTTGGAGTGGAATATCCAACAGGCGGACAGAGGAAAGCGTGTCGGTCTTTTGCCGGTGGATATGAATCCACCATATGCCATCCTTCGCCTGCGTAATATCATTTACTGACAGTTTCTTCAAATCCGCATATGCCAGTCCGGTGAACGTCGAAAAGATGAACATGTCCCGTACGAATTGCAGTTGCGGCTTCTCCACCGGTGTAGTCATCAATGTCTTGAGATCCTCCAGTTTCATGTGGCGGCTCTTCCTTTTGGGCAGTTCGGGATGCAGGCGGCAATATGGATCGCGGCGCAATGTTCCTTGGCTGACCGCACGCATCGTGAGTTTCTTCAGGCGGTACAGGTGCTCATGCACGCTTTTGGGCTTCAGGTTGCGGACTGTACGCAGGAATACCTCGAAATCGTCATAAAACACCCGGTCAAGGCTTCGTAACGTTACATCCTCCACACCTCTCTTTTCCCGGACGAAAGCGGAAAGATGCTTGTAGGAACGCAGATAGGAGTCGTATGTCTCCTGTATGCGGTCTATCCCGACACGTTTCTTGAATTCCTCATTATGCTCCCTGAAGAGAGCCAGCAGGGTAAGCGGTTTCTGTCCGATACCCTTGACTGCATTCTTAACCAGTTCCGCCGTGATGAAACCCAGGCTGTTCTTTATCCGCTCATAATGTCCGGCAATCTCGCTTGTCAGGTCATTTATGGCGCGGTTTACTGTAACGGCATTCTCGCTTCTTCCGTCAGCGCGCCCTTTCTCCGGATTCCAGATGGCAGGATTGACCGAAACCTTGGTTCCTATCTGTGCCCATTCTGCATCAATGCTCACCTTGCACAATAGCTGGCACATCCCGTCCTTGCGCACTTTCGTACGGTTGATATAAAACAGCACGGCAAAAGTGCTGCGCCGTTTAGTGTTCTGTTTTTCAATATTCGTTTCCATATAATTGTTTTCAAGTGGTTATTAAATGATGACGGAGAAACGCTCCGAAATTTTTCGGTTCAAGGCCTTTGTATCGGCATCTATCTTGTCGTCGGTCACTTTCGCGTAAATCTGTGTCGTTTCTATCTGGCTATGTCCGAGCATCTTGCTGACCGTTTCAAGAGGAACTCCGTGGGAGAGCGTGATTTCCGTTGCGTATGTATGCCGGCCGACATGGAAGACCAGCGGACGGTCTATATGGCAGATCCGGGCAATCTCTTTCAAGTAAAGGTTCAGCATGGAATTGCAATACACCGGCAGTAACTTGTCACCGGGAGCTGTGTCGCCATACTTCTTCAGAATCTGCAACGGCAAGTCCAGCAGCGGAATCTCAAATTCTATCTTGGTCTTCTGTCTGGCACTTTTAATCCACCATGTCCCATCCTCCGCAAGGCACAGGTTATCCCTGGTCAACAGGCGCATATCTCCGTATGAAATGCCGGTGAAGCAGGAAAACAGAAACAAATCACGGACATGATAGAGAGTCTGCCTGTGAAGCGGGGTGGTCATAATCCTGTGTAACTCTTCTGCCGTGAGATATTTCTGTACGGCTTTGGGACGCACCGGCTCATATCCCAAAAACGGGCTGGCGGTAATGATGCCGTCAGCGATGGCCTCACCGACAATCGTTTTCAGCTGTACGGTCAGATTGATAATCGTTCCGGGAGCGAGATTACGTTCAGTCCGAAGATACAAATCATACTTGTCGATGAAAGAGCGGTCCAATGCGGAAAACGGAATATCCGACAGTTTGTATTGCACCTGCAAGAACCTTTCGATATGGTTGTAGGCATTGCGATAGGCCCGCAGGCTTCCTATTGTGCGGTTTACTCCCACACGCTTTTCAAAATTGCTGATGAATCGTTTGAAATACCCCAAAAGCGTTTCCTGCCCGCTGGCCATTCCAAGCAGTACACCTTTCACTTCATCGGCTGTCACACCGTCACGAACAGCCGACTGCTCCGTGTAGATATTCAATGCCATCGCACGAATCTCATCCAGACGGTTGTTGATTTCCTTTGCCGCCATGCTCTTGCCGGTTGCACGTCCGGAGGTCCAGCGTGACTGTGGCACTTTCATCTTCACGCTGAAAGCCGCCTCGGAATACTTTCCGACATTCAACTTTGCCATTACAGGACAGTTGCCGTCAGCATCCGCCTCGCTCTTTTTCAGGTAGAACGATACCTTTACATTTACCTGATTCATAACTAATTCCTTTGTTTGCAAAATTATTATATGCAGAGCAAATGAACGGCATGAAAAATATAGCGGAACGAAGAATAAGATCCCTTGGCTTGTAAACAGAGCCTATATTTTTTTCTAATACGGAAAAATATGACTAAGTTTGCATCAACAGACATAGCAAAAACTGCGTTCTTTACTATGGTAAACAGGATATAGAACGAGATGCGGGAGCAATTTCCAAACCTCTTTTTCAATCCTGAAAAAGGCAACGGATAGGTAGCGATTCGTTATCCTAACTCCCCCCAAAAACGGTCAAAAGCCATAAATGGAAGAATCTGGTACAAAACCACATATCCCTTTCGGTCTCAAACACTTTGCATTATTTTCTCCAAAGCCATCCGTATGTGAACGAGTTTTACTATATTTGTACATAACAAAGTTCGTAAACTTTAGAACATAACATTATGAAACCAATCATATCCCCTTCTATTCTCTCTGCCGATTTTGGTTATCTGGCACGAGACATTGAAATGATTAACGAAAGTGAGGCGGAGTGGGTACATATCG